TTCAACCTCTGTAAAACCTTCTTTATAATATAAATCGGCTAGTTTTTTTGCATCATTTAATGGTGTTTTAGAAAAGAAATCATAATCAGGAAGTTCAAATGATTTATCATAAAATTGGTCTTCTAAAGGTAATATATTATTAATAGCCGTTCCACCATAGCAAATTTGCTTATTTATTCTTAAAAAATTTTCAACAATACCTATAATTCTTTTTATTTCCGGATTATTTAATTTATTTGTGCCTAATTTTTTACCAATATTATCTACCGCACCTCTTAATATGGCTAATTCACATTCTTCAAATGACATATTATTTTTACAAGACATAGTTAATATATAGTGTTAAAAAAAAATATAATAATTAATAATTATTTTATATTATTAATTATTCAAGTTTGTTGTTTTTTAATTATAAAAAAATTATATTTTTGGTTTATAAACACCTCCTAATGTATTCATTTTACGAGGACCATACGACAATTTCTTTTCTTGAGGTTTTGGGACAGGTATCTTCTTTTCAAAGTATCTTAAATGATCTGGTTTTAATCTAAAGGCTGTTCCAACATCTGAGAAAAATTTAATATATTGCATTAAAAATGTATCTATTTCACTAAAATTCATCATTACCATTTGATTTCCTAATTGATGATGAATTGCAGCAGATGGATTGGTTTTCACATTAGTAAAATCAGGCCTGGTTATTCCTATAAATTTTTTATTTTCATTAATCATTGATTTTTTATCATAAACTTGTGTAACATCTTTATTTTTATAGATATTTACAAATGGCATACCAGAACCATCCTTTGCTTTACCCGACATATTTACTAATGCTTCAAATGGTGTTCCCCTATAATTGTTCAAGGGATCTTCTATAATGACAATTACCTTTCTTTTTAATTCTAATAATGGTATATTGGCAATTATAGATTTTCCATCTTTATTAAATTTACCATCATGACCAAATTTTTGGGATAAAAACATTCCAGAAAATGATTTATTTAATACTGTGGCCATATTTCTAAAAATATTTCTATTATTTGATTTTATTCTAAAACTTAAGAATAGTGGGTCATCTGGATTGGGAGAAATAGATCCAGAAAATGCTATCATTTTCACCTGATTCATTACTTTAGAAAAATTCAGACTATTATATGTCCCTTTTAAAAGATATTTTCCATTTGAAGTTGCTTCTTTCCCAGCAGCAACTACTGGTTCACCGTCTAAAGAATATATTTCAAAATCTAATAATCTTGCACCTCTTTTAACTGTTTCATTTAGTGGAATTAAATCTACAAAATCTTTTTCAAAATTTCCCCCGCAACAAGAGTTATGACTACTCATAACATAGTAATCTCTCAATAAATATCGATGCTTAGCATTGGAATAACTAATGCTTCCCAATTCCGATCCTCCTATTTCTTCATAACTCTGTATCATTAATTTATTATTTGCTTCTTGTTTACTTAATGTTGTATTTAAATGATATGCTAAAGCAAATACAATTAATATAATGACGAAAAATAAGAAAATAGCCAAATATAACTTTCTATTTTGTAACATATTCATCATATTGGATTTTGAATTTTCAAGTAAATTTTGAACATCAACCATATATTATATTAAAATATAAATTATTATTAAAAGTTATTTTAAATTAAAAATAAAAATATAAGGTTAATTTAAGATGACTGGTGGCTTAATGAATTTGGTAGCATACGGTAATGAAAATCTATTATTTAATGGTAATCCTAAAAAAACATTCTTCAAAGCCGTTTATAAAAAATATACGAATTTTGGATTACAACGATTTCGAATTGATTTTGAAGGTTCAAAAATTTTAAATGAAAAAACAAATACCACATTTGAATTTAAAATACCTCGATATGCTGAACTACTGAATGATACTTATTTAGTAATAAATTTACCTACTATTTATAGTCCATTTTATAATTTTAGTGCTGAAGAAGGTGTTGGAAATAAAAATGGTCATAGTTTCGCACCTTATGAATTTAGATGGGTAGAAGAGTTGGGAACAAATTTTATTGAAGAAATACAAGTTTTTAGTGGTGGTACTACACTTGCTCAATATAGTGGAGAATATTTAAATTGTATAAAAGAAAGAGATTATAGTAATTCAAAAAAAGATTTATGGAATCAAATGACGGGAAATATTCCTGAAATAAATGATCCTGCTAATGCTCATGGCAATATAAATGTATATCCCAATTGTCATTTTACTGAGGCTGGTCTAGATATTGAACCTTCTATACGAGGAAGACGTATTTACATTCCTATAGAATCATTCTTTTGTCATACAAGCAAAACTGCTTTACCTTTAGTAGCACTTCAATATCAAGAAATAACTATTCGTATAGAATTAAAACCAATTATGGACCTTTATACCATTAATAATGTAAATGAAATACCAAATCCAAATGGCCTTTCTTATAGAACTAGACCTAATAAAAATATTTTGGACCATCAATTATGGAGATTTTTACAAGCACCATATGATGAAAAAGCAACAACTAATTTATATAATAAAAATGTAACAGATTGGAAATCGGATATTCATTTAATTGGTACCTATGTTTTTCTAGGACAAGAGGAACGTAGAATTATGGCCGCAGAACAACACAACTTACTTATTACTCAATTATATACCTATAATTTTTTAGATATATCTGGAAGTCAAATTGTTAACATAGAAAGTAAAGATATGATAAAGGATTATATGTTTAGATTTCGCAGAAGTGATGCTTATTTGCGAAATGAATGGTCTAATTATACTAATTGGCCTTATAATGGTGTCAGACCTATGCAATTATCCCTTTTAAATAGTAATACTATACCTAATAGCGCGAGAATGTTTGTAACTGGAAATATTGGTGAAAAAAATCCAACAACTGGTGTAGTCATAAATGATTATCCAATGAATCTGCGTGATGTATTAGTAGATATGGGAATATCTATGGATGGCGTTTACAGAGAAAAAATATTAGATGCTGGTATATATGAATATATAGAAAAATATGCTAGAACAACTGGTGGTGCAAAACGTGGATTGTACTGTTACAATTTTTGTTTAGACAGTAATCGTAAAGAGTATCAACCAAGTGGTGCTATGAATGTTAATAAATTTAAAACGATATCATTTGAGTTTAATACAATTGAAACACCATTTTCACCAGAAGGAAGTAATGTTGAATATATTTGTGATATGAATGGAAATGCTATTGGTTTCAGAAAAACAAGTGCAATATTAAATGAATATAATTTTGATTTGCGGATTTTTGAAGAACGATACAATGTTGTTATTATACAAGGTGGTCGAGTAGGATTGATGAATGCTCGTTAAAACTTTTCAGAAAAGTTTTGCAAAAAACAATTAAACTTTATTTTGAAAAACTTTTTTTAAAAGTTTTAAAAATTGATTTAATTTTTATATTATACGTTTAAGTATAAAATAAAATGACTAGTGTAGAAACTCAAACAACACCAAACCATGAAAAAACTCGTTATATAAAAGCATTACCATATAGTAATTGTTCTGCTTATTCTGGTTTAATTATATTTGACTTGGACTTTTTAAAAAACTGTCCTTTACTTGAGGGTGCTCTCATTTTCAAAAAACTTTTTGGATTAGTTGAGAGTGATGATGTATTTTGTTATGATTTAAAAATAAATAAAAACCTTGAAACAACAATATTGCAAGATTTTAGAATTACAAAAGACGACTGGAAAAATTTCATATTCTTTTTACATCAAGGTAGTATTCCAGAGGCGTCTCTACCAGCAGAGTATATAGTTAATGAAAATAAAAGAACAAGTACAGGTACAATGGACAGAATTTTACATAAATTAGAGTCAGTCATGGGAACTTGTATTACGTTTGGAGGTGTTCCTAAGTTTGAAGAATATTACAAAAATTACTTTAATAAGTTAAATACAATACTTATTTCAAAAAATTATGTAGAATATAATCCGGGTAAACCAACAGAAGATAATTTAAACCGTTATATGTGGGCTAGTCACAATGCAGGAAGTATAGTTTATATAGATTTTATAAATTTACATAAAGTAAGTGATGGATGGTCTGCTGCATCATCCATGTCATCAAACTTTGTCTGGTATAAAAAATTAAAAAATGGAAACGAAAGTGATATTGATGCGGTTTATACAGAATCTGAAATCGGAGATGATACAGAACAAATTGTAGACGATACAGATAGTGATATGTCTGAATTAGAAAGTGACTCCGAAATGAATGACTCGAATGTTGACTCAAACGTTAATACTAATATCATTCAAGAATGGTTACAATAAAATAATTAACAATTTGCTGCCCACCTTGCCATTGCCTGAGTTTTAAAACGATTATTATTTTCAATAAACCATTTTTTTTTTCCAGCATCCCATCGTGCACCCCATCCCTTTGCCTCATCTTTTTCGCCATATGGTACATTCAAGTAAATTTTCTTTTCTTTTGTTTGGTATGAACAATGTGTTTGACCAATAGCCAAATTTGCTAATCGGTCGGCATTTTCATTCCCTAAACTATGCCGATCCTGTAATCCTGTATGTGCATTAATATGAATAAATTCTATGTTTTTCTTACCTTTGCAAAATCCGTAAGCGACTTTTACTATTTTGGCATTTGGGATTTCTACACCTTTTTTTTTCATCCAATTCTTTTTTTCACATTTCTCTCCATAATCTGTACAACACCGAATAGAATATTTGGAATCAGAATAAATAACAATTTTTTCACCATTATCTATCTCTTGTCTAAGAATAGAGAGTGCTTTTATGATTGCCAGTAATTCTGCTACATTATTTGTCTGTGGTCCTTTATAAGCCTCGCTCACATTTCGAGGATCATCCTTTCCAAAATAAACTCCGAAACCTGCCCTGGCATTGGACCTTCCGTTATTTGAACATGCACCATCTGTATATACAAATATTGGTTCTTGTTCTTCCGTTTCACTTTCATAATCTTCTTCTTCTAATTGATTTATACTTGACATAACTTCTCTTTCTATAGTTTTATCGTCACTCGAAGATGTCGCATTTTTCAATTTAATATTTCTTGTAGTTTTTCTTATGATAAATCTCTCCATTTATATAATTAAAATACCTTATATTTAATTATATAGCGAATTAAATATAATGTTAACTAGGTTTATTATATCTATTAAATTTTTTAGTGAGACCAGATAGCATCGTATGGTCTAGGGAATTTATTAGGATCTATTGGTTGATAATTTTTTGTATAGGATGTTTTAGAACCTCCTAATCTATTATCAGATTTCATTTCATCAATGGCTCCATCAACAGCCCCTTGATACTTTAAGTCTCCCATAATTGTTTTAAGTTGTTTTACTTTCGCAGGGTCTCTCTCTCTCTGACCACATTTACGACGTCTTCTATATTTTGCATGACGATCTGCTACTGGGTTTTTTAATTCAGTAGCATTCAATACATTATTAAGAACACTTGTAAGTCTGTTTTTATAAAGAGATGCGTTAATTTTATCCATATCATATTTATAAACTATACGACCTATTGCATTATATTCACTATCTTTTAATCTAGGCTCTCTGAATCTCTTAATTCTGGACAAATCATCCATAAAATCCATACCAATTTGTTCATAATCTAAATTATCACTTTGTTTATCTAATTGACATGAATTTAATGCCATTTGTAGTGATTTATTTGAAAAAAGTCCCGGTCTAGTTCTTGCATAACCATGAGAGTTTTTGGGTATTAAAATAGAACCACAATCATTACATGCAGAATTGTCAATATGTCCATCACTAACCCATGGACAATTTCTATATGATTTTCCCATGAAAATTTCATTTGCACACATATCATTATCGTATTGAGGTGCTAAACAACCATTTGGACACACACCTTTTCCTGATTTTGCAATAAGTCCATTAGACAAACGACTAAACTTGGGATTATTAACATTAAATTGTTGTGTTGCTATAGGGGTTTCTGCCGATTGAGATGCATGAGTTAATTGATTATTTTTGGATGGACACATTACATTTTCTGTAACGCCTGTAGGATTTTGTCCAACCGATGTAGGATTTTGCATAACGGCTGTAGGATTTTGTATAACGGCTGTAGGATTTTGCATAACGGCTGTAGGATTTTGTCCAACCGATGTAGGATTTTGCATAACGGCTGTAGGATTTTGTCCAACCGATGTAGGATTTTGTGTTGGACTACTTGTAGCCCCATTTATTTTTTCTCCCATTTGCATCATTCCCGAACCCAATTCTACCACTTCGGCTCCTAAATGCGGTCTTGATTTCTGATATGCTTCATTAAAATCATTAAAAGAATTATCGAATGCATTTTTAATATCAGGTTGTGCCTTATTATAAGCACCTGTCAAATGATATTGAGCCTTTTTAATATCTCTTTCTGCTTTTTTATAAGCAGATTCTAAATGAGGTTGAGCCTTATCTAAATATGGTTTTGATTTGGTATATGCACTTATTAAGTGAGGCATTGAATTAGATAACCCTTTCATAAAATCTGGTTTTCCTAATTCTACGGCTTGTTTTAGATTAGGACGACTTTCAATAATTTTTTTCAACTGATCGCCTCCCTTTTTTTGAACATCAGATACATTTGTAGGCAATTGCATGTTTGTCATAGCCTCTCCAAATGTACCTCCTATATTTACATAATCCCTAAGATCTATAAAAAAGAAAACTAATGTATAAATTACCATAAGTGTTAATGCTAAATAAAAAAACATTATATATATATAATTTAATAATATATTAATTTTACTAAATTATATTTTAGAATATACTCCATGCTGAATTATATGGTAATACCTTTTTTTTATCATCATCTTTACTATCATCTGGTTTATACGTATCTGTAAATTTTGCGTCATCCATTGGTACTCCTGCCAATTTCAACTTCTTTTTCATCATAGAATTACTATTATCTTCAAACATTCCAGTAATTCTTTTTGTAGTAGATTGAATAGGGTTATTCTCTCCTACTACAGAACTTGCAGATAAACTAGAACTTGAAAGAATATTAGAAACATCTCTCAATATTTTTTGAGTATATACCTTCTTTTGTGATTCAGATAAATGGTCTGATTTAAGTTTAACAACAAATCTTCCCAATGTTTCATAATCAGTTTCGTCAATATCTGGTATAGAGAAGTTTCTAATAATAGAAACTTCTTCAATAAAACTTTTACCGATTCTAATATAATTAGTTTGACTTTCTTCTGCTAAATTAATATCTTCTGCGATAAGATGTTTACTTCCCAATACTTTTTTCATAATATCTTTATTAAAAATAGCGTAATCACGTGGATTTTCAACACTAGTATAATCATTTTCAACTACAGATTGAGATGTAGACATGTTATTATCTCCTAATGCAATACGTTGTTCTTCAAATTTTTGCTCTTGTATAATTATTGGTTCACTTGAAGTTATTGGTTGTTGTTGTTGTTGGTACTCTTGATTATTAGAATTTTGCATACCTTCAGCAAATACACCACCTTCTACTAGTGTATAGGAATTTTTGTAATTCATAATGTCTACATAAAAATGATAAATAATATATGCAAATATTGCTATAATGCCTAAACTTACAAAAAATGCTCTCATTATATATAATTTTATATAATAATTTAAAATTATATATTTGTTTATCAACACAATTTTTAATGATGAACGTCTTCAAAGATATTATTTAACTAAATGAGTATTTAATTGTTGACTAACAACCACAAAAGTAACACATTTACTAATGTGTTTAATTTTATGAGCGTTCACATAAGCACATGTTGATCTTATTCCACCTAAATAATCTAAAACTGTTGCTTCAAGAGGACCCTTATATGGTATTTTTATTACACGACCCTCCGAAGATCTATAATTTGCCATTTTTCCATAATGTTTTGTCATTGCTAATTCACTGCTCATACCATAAAACATTTTATATTTTTTTATCTCTCCATTTGACTGTTTTTCTTCTATAACTTCTCCCGGATTTTCATCATGACCTGAAAAGACGCCACCACACATAACAAAATCTGCTCCACCACCAAAAGCCTTTGCCATATCACCTGGTGATGTTATTCCACCATCGCCTACAATAAATCCACCACAACCGTGTGCTGCGTCAGCACAATCAATGATTGCACTTAATTGCGGTACACCTACTCCAGTTTTTAATCTTGTAAGACATGCACTTCCAGGTCCAATACCTACTTTAACACCATCAACCTTCCCATTAATAATTAATTCTTCAACCATTTCACGCGTTGCAACATTTCCAGCAATAATAATAGAATCTGGAAAACATTCTCGTAATTTATGACAATAATTAACTACTTGTTGCATATAACCATTTGCAACATCTACACATATCCATTTTGCCTTTGTAAATTCAACAATATCATGCAAATTAGAAATATTACTTTCATTTATTCCTGTAGAAATCATAAAATAATCCGGATTTAAATCTTCTAAATGAGATATTTGTCGTCTTTTTCGAAAATCATTAAGATTATAAAATTTATTTAAACATGTAATCATTTTATGTTTACATAATACATCATAAACCCCAAAAGTTCCAGTTGTGTCCATATTTGCAGAGATAATTGGTACGCCTTTCCATTTTTGTGTAGAGTATTTAAAAGAAAAATCTCTTTCAATATCAACTTGACTTCTAGAACTAATTGTAGTTCTTTTAGGTCTAATTAAAACATTATGAAAATCATATTGAGGTGTATGAATTATTTTCATATCTTAATTAAATTTAGCAATGCATTTTTAAGTATATTTTTAATATTTAATCTATATATATAAATGCCTTCATTATTAGATAAAATGTATGAAGATGGTAAATATGCATCAAAAAAAAGAGATAAAAGAAACGCTGATGCTGCAAAAAAAAAAGAAAGAAAAAGAAAACGAGAAGAGTCTTCAAATAAAAAAAAAAAGAAGAAAAAAAAGCCTATGTCACACAATGACCGCATTATGTATACTATAATTTTAATTATATGTATACCATTGGGGGTTTTATTTTTTGTATATTATAATTCCGCTCTAATGCATACTATTATATTAGCAAAAGGTTTATTTAAAACAGAACAAAATCTAGGAATACCCACAGATCCAGATAGAGTACCCTATTCAAAATCAATGTCTCACGGTGCAACTAAGGATCCATCAAATACTGAAAGTGTATTTGATATTATGGATAAACAAAGTAAAAAGGTTGCTGGAGTTGACCCACCAAAAAAACAGATGGGGGGTGGGAGAAAAGTTCAAAGGGGGGGAAATAAATTTAATAGAGCAGCAAATGAGGCCAAGTCTTTTTTAGATCCAACCAAATTTGGATTTCCATATACATGGTATGATAATGATAATTTAGTAATGAGAGGAATAAGTGATTATTTTGTGACATTTTTTACATTTATGCGAGGAGGATTAGTAAAATTATTAGATATTTGCAATGAATCTTTTTATAAAGAAGGTTATCAAGGTTATCCAACAGATTTAGGAGGACAAGTATTTGATTTTGTGAAATTTTCAATGATTCTTCCATTAATATCGGTTATTATATATGCTGGTAATATATGTTTAGGAACTGTTGGTCTATTTTGGTCTTCAATTAACAATCAAACATTACTTATTTTATTCTGGTTGACAGTGGGAATATTAAGTTTAGTTATAGGAACTATAACAACTATAGCAGTAGCGGGAGTTACTGTATCATATCTTAATATTTTCGTGGCTATTGCATTTATTATGCTTACAATTGCCACCTGTTATTCGTGGCCATATGGGTTCTTTTGGTTTTATTTGCAGGCAATGATACTTAAGATAGATGAGCCAAAAAAGAAATTATTTAGAAATTATCTTAAAAATTACGAACTTTGCTGGATATTGTCCATAGTCTCACTTTTAGGGGTTAGTATTTCTTATATATGGCAGTGGCATATTATACCACTTGTAGCATTTGGGGGAGTAGGTGGAACCTTTATTCTACTTAGAGCAATGGGGTTAATTTAATTCAATAATTTATAGTTTTGTAAATAATATAATTTTTTATAACATTAAAGTTATAAAAAATTATATTTTACTATTTTATATGATAGCATTTATTAAATTTCTTGTCAAAAAATTCAACAAATTTCATCCTATTGTTCAAGTTTTATTAACCATCGGACTTTTAATTATATTAAGATACGTCTATAAAACATTTTTATATAGTTATTTTAGTGCATTTAATTTGGAAGGATTTGGACAACCCAAAGAATTAGTTTATTTTCATATGAATGGATGTGGTCATTGTAAAAACTTTACACCAATATGGGATCAGTTTTCTTCTAGTTATAATGGAAACTTAAAACTAAGAAAGGTTGAGCGTGCAGATGCAGTTAGTGAATTAGAAAAGTATGAAATCAAAGGGTTCCCTACTATTTTATTACTTGACGGCAATGGTGGTAAAAAAGAATTTCAAGGAGATAGAACAATTCAAGGATTGGAATCATTTATACAAGGTTAATCTTCATCATTACACCAAATACAATCAATAAATTTATAAATTCGGTTTAAATCTAATTTATTAATTTCATAATTTTCATTATTAAATAATTCAACAATATACTCAAAATTATGATTTTTTCTTAAATTTATAAAAAAAGAAAACATATCTTTTACATCCATAGATAATTGAGAACATAGATTACTAATAAAAAGAGAATTATTGTATTCTGTTGAATATTTTGTCAATACTTTTGTAAATCTCACATTTTGACTTGAAGGGTATTTTTTTGTTTGTTTATATTTACTATGAAATAAATAATTGTTGTAGAATGTTTTGATAAGAGAACTCATTTCATTAAAAATCCAAATTTGTTTCTGAAATGTAATTCTATCAATATAATCTGAAAAACATATATTATCAAGAATTTCATTATAAAAAATTAAACTATCTTTTTTAGGATAATCTTCCAATTGGTCCACTAAATTTTCATGATATAATAATCCTACACTTGTTCTATCCGTTTCATTCATTACTTCTAAATGATTTTCTATTAAATATTTTTTTTGAAATAACAATTTAATAATATCCTTAACATCTTCGTTATAATTTTTTTGAGCGAACATATTTTTAATTAATTGATTTTTTAATGTTTTTTCATGATTTTTATAAATATTATATGTTGAATTTAATTTGCATAGGTCTCCTTGAATAAATTCAGACATACTTTTAGTTAACTCGTCATCTATTGTAGGCATTAGTATACTAATAAGTTGAGAAGTTTGTTTCATTGTGGGAGTTTTAAGTTCAATGGTTAAACACACCTTCATAATTTCTTTTATTTTTTTATCAATATGCTGATTGCCAATACATATAATGGGTGTCATTGTACTTTTCTCTTTTTTTTGTTTTTTTGTTTTTTTTGGACGTATTAATTTAATTAAAGAATTAATTCCTCCTTTATCCCCGCTATTCATTCCATCGATTTCATCCATAACAATAGCAATTTTTTTTGTTTTTTTTTGAAATAAACTCAATACATTTGTATCAGACATATTATGTTTAGTAATATTTTCAATAATGGATTTATTTCTAACATCTCCCGCGTCGTATTTTATAATATCATATCCTAATTTTTTTAAAACTAAATTAACAAAACAACTTTTACCACATCCGGGAGAACCATATACAAAAATGCCTCTGCTTGTTTGTAAATTACTTTTATTTTCTTCGAAATATTGTAAAGTATCGATTAATTTTTTTTCACATTCTTCTCTATTTAGAATTAAATTTAGATTTAATTGGTCCATCTTACATTCTTTTTCCTTGTTTTTTTAAACTTATATTTGATCTTATCTTTATTTTTATGAATAACTTCTTGACATCTATTTTTAATTTTATAGTGTTTAGAAAAATAAATTAATTCATCCAATCTATTTGAAAAAAATATATTTTTATATTTATATTTTTTATTGTAATTATTCATATTTATAGAATTTATTACTTGAATAAAATGATTTAAATATGTATCAAAAACTAAGTATAAATTTTTTCTTATTAAAAATCTATAATAGGCTCGTTCCATTAACAAATCACTTGTTAATTTTTGTTTATAGTTTTCTAACCAATAACTTTTATTAGTCAAACTCAGAGCATATTTAGGAACATAAGGAAAAATTTTATATATTACTACATCTTGAGGCAATTTAATAAAATTCATTAATAAATAATTTTATTAAAATTTATGACAAACTTTTTATTAACATTCTCCGGAAATACCATCCCATTCAATGGAGCAATTTTTAGCAAAAAGACATTTATTTTTTCTTCCATCCGGTCCTAAATATTCAGGAGTGGAAAAATTTGCTGATTTGGGGCAATTAATTCCTAAATCTTGAGAATTTAAACATTTACCAGTTGATGCATCTTTTTGCCAATAATCAGGACAAGCACTAACCTGTGGAGGATATTTAGCATTACTTTTTGCCTGGATCATAAGTATGCCAAGAATAATCATTAATAATAAAAATAAAAAAATAGCAGTATAACTAACAATTTTTTGAAAACTAGCCATGTATATAATCATAAAATATAATATTTTTTTATTATATATTATAAATGAACGTTAATGGAAGAGTTAATATTTTAGAAGAACACACACAAAATGTTTTTAGTTTATACGATAAAATACCTATTGATCAAAAGATAACTAGTTATAATGATGCAATGACTGGTAATTTTGAAAATTCAAATTTATCTCGAGCATTTTTTTCTGCTAAAAATATTATAATTATACAGAATGCTTTAATGGCAGGTGTTCATAAAGCATCAAATGGTCGATTTAATATTGGTTATCAAAATGAAGATACATTGAAAATTATTATGAGAAGTGTTTTTCTCCAGCATTCTGCAAATTTATGTACAAATATAACAGAACAAATAGTAGAATTAAACAAAATTGTTGTAGAATATTGTGTACCAAAGTTATGCAGTGAAGCAAGTGCATATATCAAATATAAAAATGACGTTAGTACTTTAGCAGTACCTCTAAACAGACCTATTTCTACATATAACAACAATCTATTAGAACTTAAAAACTTCTTTTAAAAATTATATATATGTCTTTTTTGAGTTATTATTTTAACAATCTATTTTTTAATATCCTACATTCAAAACTTAATCATATATATGATAGAAAAATGTCCAATAATTTTACAGCATTAACACATGCTGCAGGTAGCACATTATTGGCAGGGAGATATTTGTTAGATACTAAAAATATGAATAAGTACTATAATTTGATATCGTATAGTTCTGCATATTTTATATATGATTTATTATATCTTATTCAATATTGGAAACCAAATCCCTTAAATTATGCGTATATTTATCATCATTTGTCGGCTGTATACATTATTCACCAAAACCCCCAAATATATTATGGAGGGCATATATTATTTTTGGGTGAACTTTCAAATATCCCATCTTATTTAGTATATTATTATCAAAAACAACCAAACAAACAGAATTTAGTTAAGAAATTAAAATATTTACAATTTTTCCTTTACTCTTTTATTAGAGTTCCATTAATGACCAAATTAATAAAAGATATTTTTCATAATTCCCAAAATACGGGAAATTACACAACATTATTAGTAGGAACACCTGTTTATTTATTAGGATTAATATGGACTAAAAAATTATTTAATAAAATTTATTATTAGATATAATTTTAATTTATTTATTATTATTTTGGCATAAATACTAATAAATTGTTTGTATAAATGATACTTGTATTTTCAGAGTGCGGTTATAAAGTGAAACATTTAGTCGGAGGTAAAAATGCATCTTTAGGGGAACTATTCCATATTTCTAAAGAGTTAGATTTTAATATAGCAGATGGCTTTGCTATAACAACTACATTTTATATGGAATTTATTAAAAATAATAAAATAGACCAATTAATTGAACCTATTATTAATGAAATTAACAGTGACAATATTGAAGAACTTATTATGTGTTCTGGAAAAATAAAAGATTTATTTAATGCTTCTATTTTTACAAAAAAACAAATAAATTTAATTTTTGATAGTTATGATAACTTAATATCAAAGTATAATCATAATATTCAGGTGGCTGTAAGATCTTCTGCAGTTTGCGAAGATTTACCTAATGCTTCTTTTGCTGGACAACAAGATACTTATTTAAACGTTGGTAAAAATAATTTATTAGATTGTATTAAAAATTGCTTTGCATCTCTTTTTAATAGCAGGGCTATTTCTTACAGAAAAACAAATAATATTAGTTTTGAGGATGTTAAAATTTCAGTTGGTGTACAAAAAATGGTTCGATCTGATATAGGCTCGGCAGGGGTTTCTTTCTCAATAGACCCAGAAACAGGATATGATAAAGCAATTGTAATTAATTCTGCATTTGGATTAGGAGAATTAGTTGTTAGTGGAGGAGTAAGGCCAGATGAGTTCATAGTTGATAAAAGAACTGTTGGGTTAAATATGCAAGACCCTATTTTAAGTAAGAAATTGGGAGAGAAATTTACAAAAATTGTTTATTCAAAAGATGGTGTAAAAGAAATTAAAACTAATAAAAATGAAATAATACAATTTAGTTTAACTAATTTACAGATTAAAAGATTGGCTACACATGTTAGACTCCTTGAAGAAAGATATAGTATTATCTTTAAAAAAAAGATGGGCGTTGATGTAGAATGGGCATTAGATGGATTAGATAATAAAATATATATTATACAAACACGTCCTGAAACAGTTCATAGCAATAAAACAAACATCTTAAAAAAATATAAACTTAAGGAAAGTGGAAAAAAAATTATTAGCGGTGTTGCTGTTGGAGAGAAAATATCTTCAGGAAAAATTAAAAATCTAAAAGATATTAGTGAATTTAAAAATTTTTCTAAAAACGATGTTTTAGTAACGAGTATGACCACGCCTGATTGGGAACCTATTATGAAAAAATCAGCAGGTATAATTACAGATAAAGGGGGACGAACTTGTCATGCTGCTATTGTTGCACGAGAGTTAGGTATTAATGCTATAGTAGGAACAACAAATGGGAGCCAAAAATTAAATGATGATGATGAAGTAACTATTTGTTGTGCAGAAGGAGAGACAGGAGTCGTATATGATGGAAAATTAGATTTTGAAATAGAAGAATTAGAAATAAATACAGATAAAAAGTTACCTATAAAGTTAATGTTAAATGTAGGATCTCCAGAACTTGCATTTTCAGCAAGTATGATACCAAATATGGGAGTAGGGCTAGCAAGATTAGAGTTTATTATTAATAATTATATTAAAGTACATCCTAAGGCTCTTTTAGACTATCCTATATTAGAACCAATATTAAAAAACAAAATACAAACCATTATGGGAGTTGAAACAGATGGTCGATCTTTTTTTATTAATAAATTAGCAAAGGGTATCGCTAAAATTGCATCAGCATTTTACCCAAATGATGTTATTGTACGATTGTCTGACTTTAAATCAAATGAATATAAAAATTTAATTGGTGGACACTTGTATGAACCAAATGAAGAAAATCCTATGATTGGATGGCGGGGTGCATCTAGATATTATTCGCACGATTATAAAGATGCATTTGCTTTAGAATGTTTGGCTTTAAAATATGCCAGAGAGATTATGGGATTTGATAACATTATTGTAATGATTCCTTTTTGTAGGACGCCAGAAGAATGTGAAAAAGTATTAAATGAAATGAAATTACATGGATTAGAAAGAGGAAAAAATAAATTAAAGATTTATTTAATGTGTGAAATACCCAGTAATGTTATAGAGGCAGATATATTTTCACAGCATGTGGATGGTGTATCTATAGGAGGAAATGATTTATTGCAATTAACATTAGGCGTGGATCGTGATTCTGATAAAATTTCTTATTTAACAAACCATGAAAATCTTAGTTATAGGAGAATGATTAAAAAGGCGATTGAAACATATAAAAAATATGGTGTGAAGGTTGGATTTTGTGGACAACAACCTTCTGATAGTGTAGAATTTTGTGAGTTTTTAGTAAATTCTGGAATTGATTCTATTTCTGTCACAAGTGATTCAGCCATTAAAACATATCAAAAATTGTCGAATATGTAATTTAGAAATAATTAAAGTTCTATAATTTTTTATTTATTCGTTTAAATAAATATAAAAAGATATTTATATTTATTATATAAACTAGAGTAGTTAAAAGCACCATTGGTGTAAGGGTAGCATGTAAGATTTTCATTCTTGCGAGTCCCGGATGGTGCAAATGGGGATGTAGCTCAAATGGTAGAGCGCTCGCTTTGCATGCGAGAGGTACGGGGATCGATGCCCCGCATCTCCAACTCGTAAATGAAAACATTTTTAAGTATTTAAATTTATTATATGGAAAAATAAACTTTAGAAAATATTCCAACCTAACTACAATCAATTATTTTTAATTATGCTATAAAATGCAAAAAAGATCAAAACTTTATATTAATAAAGATATCGTAAAATTTATTATAAAATAGATTTAAAAAATGCAAACTATCCTCCTGCATGTTAAATACATTTATATGTCCAAATTGTTACATGAATGCTTTATGTTTATGCAGTATTTGGGAACTGCTTTTATTTAATTGCCCAAAATTAAAACGTTAGAAAATATCATCCAACCCAATAGAAGTTTTGCACTTAACGATAAAATTACATATGTTTGTTCTTTTAAATAGGGATTTACACTACAGCAAAGTTCCGCAAGTTGAACAAATCCAAAAGAAGAATAAAGTAAAAATAAAACAATAACAATTACATACACAAAACTAGGTGGACCTGTTCCTGATGTTTCATTTGTAGATTCTATTGATTTAAAAAATGCGTGACCAATTATACCATAAGCCCAGCAGAATTGCAACCAACCTGTTAAATGGATTAACCATTTTATTTTCTTATCTTTTATAAATTCAACTGCTAAGCCACATAATTGACACGATGATGTCAATACAGCAATAGATGTAATTAGATTAATATCAGTCACACCATTCAATAGTGCAATAGATATAAGCATTATAGATGCACTAAAACTGTATTCTATAAATCTTAGTGGATTTTTATTATTTTTAACCATATCGCTGTATTTATAGTCGAGGATTGGTCCAATATAGTTTGTTAGTGCAGAAAAAGATTGAAATAAAAAAGATAATAAATGAAAACTTATGATTAACCATCCTAAATCTGTACCATAACAAGAGTCGTCATTACAACTCACTGGTTGAGTTACAGTTCCCACACAAAATATCCCATCTGATGTATTAAACGTTCTTGTACCTGTTTTACAAGTTGAATTAGTTTTATCCCAACTTTGAAATGTTTCAGTATACGGTATAATTAAGGAATTTTTATTAGAATATAATCCAATCATGGAGACAGCACTTAAAAAGTGTCCAAAAATAGCAAAATAATTTAATTTAATGTAAGTCTTTGAATCAGTACAACACATAATAACAACTCTATGTTTATTTTTTTAAGTTAATTTCATTAATAATTATGCCGTGATGTCCGAGTGGTTAAGGAGAACGACTTGAAATCGTTTGGGCTCTGCCCGCGCAGGTTCAAATCCTGCTCACGGCGCTTATTGTAATAATTAAAACTATTAAATTTTAATTATTTATTTTTAATTATGAATTTATTAATGTAAAAAAAATTTTAATTTATAGAACAACACTTTCCACACTGAGTTGGTTGAACTTGATCTTCACTCGTATTTGCCTCATTTCAGGCGACGGGGTCAGATTTCGTAGCACCCTCCTCTCCGGCAACCTTAGCCTGAAAATATGGCTTGTCCTGAAGACTAGCCCTTGACATCGCATCGTCAACCACAGGACTTACCTTAATATCACAAATAGGAGACCAATTAAGCATAAAAGAATTTAGAGCAGAAACATTATCTGTTTCACAAATACAAACTCCACCATCACCACTTAGATGATGCCAACGACCTACAATATTAATATGCTCACCTGCATCTTTAAGATCATCAGCGGGGGTCATATTACCAAAGACGTTCCAACAAGGAACACGGTTAGCAGCAGAAATACTCCAAGAAATAAGGAATAGCATTATGACACATTATAAAAAAATCTTTTTAAGTTGCTATTTTAAATTATTTGTAAAAAATAATTACCTACATAAATACAAGTATGCCTATATTATTAGGAATACACTCCTACATATATGAAGTATCAGAATATTGCAATAATCATCCTGGAGAAGGTATTCTCAATATTTATTTAAAAAGATTTCATAGAAAAAATACTACTGACCTTTTTGAAAGATATCATAATACTAATGAACCTGATGAATTATTAATTGATGCTAAAAATAATAACTTTAAAAAAACAGAACATGGTATTTCATTTGTATGTCCTTTTTTTTTTAAAAGAAGAATACCTAAATTTTTTCATTATATAAATAACGATAATTTAGAAAAATATTTAAAAACAGTTTTTTTAAATAAAAAAACTGATTGTTTTATTTTACGACCTAGTTTTAAAAATAACGAAAATATGCTAATTATAACATATTACTTAAAAAATGAAAATACTATTAATGACAAATATATAATAAAAGAAAATGATTACTGGATTGGTTCATTATATTATAACAATACTGTAAATTATTATAAAGAAGTAAATGTTGAAAAATTAATAGATAAAATGATGAAAGATTTTGAACCTATTATTCAATAAATTATTTTTTAAAAAATAAAATAATTTATATTATTTATAATGCTAAATTCAAATATAGCAAATTTAGATTTACACAGTTGGGGAAGAAAAGACATTGAACTTTCAGAGGTTGAAATGCCGGGTTTAATGGAATTAAGAAAAAGATATAAAAATAAACATCCTTTTAAGGGATTAAAAATTTCAGGTTCACTTCATATGACAATTCAAACTGCTGTTTTAATAGAAACCCTAAAAGAATTAGGTGCAGATATTAGATGGTGTTCATGTAATATTTTTTCTACACAAGATCACGCGGCTGCTGCGATAGTAAAATCTAATTCAGCAAAAGTTTTTGCATGGAAAGGAGAAACTTTAGAAGAATATTGGGATTGCACATATAATGCATTAGTATGGCCCGACGGATCAGGACCAGATATGATTGTTGACGATGGGAGTGATGCTACATTTTTGGTGCATGAGGGGGTGCGTCTTGAAAAAGAACATTTAAAAGGAGAAAAATTTCCATATATTGAAGACGAAACACACAATGAAGAATATAAATGTGTTTTAAGATTAATAAATAAAACAATAAAAAAAGACAAAATGTTTTGGCATAATATTGCTAAAAATATAAGAGGTGTATCTGAAGAAACAACAACAGGAGTTCATAGGTTATTGCAATTAGAAAAAGAGGGATCTTTATTATTTCCAGCAATAAATGTAAATGACTCAGTTACAAAAACAAAATTTGATAATTTATATGGTTGTAGACACTCTCTATGTGATGCAATAATGAGATCAACAGACGTTATGATTTCAGGGAAAAAAGCATTAGTTTGCGGTTACGGGGATGTAGGTAAAGGTTCGGTTGAATCTTTAAAAGCAGCAGGTGCTATAGTAATGGTAACTGAAATAGATCCAATATGTGCATTACAAGCATGTATGGAAGGACTTGAAGTAGTTCAACTTGAAGATGTTGTTAAAGATGTAGATATTTTTGTAACTGCAACTGGTAATAAAGATATAATTTTAGCAGAGCATATGTCTAAAATGAAAAATAATGCTATCGTTTGTAACATAGGACATTTTGATAATGAAATAGATGTTCTAGGTTTATATAATTATCCATCAATTATTAAACAAAATATTAAACCACAAGTTGATCGTTTTGTATTTCCAGATGGACATGGTATCATATTATTAGCAGAAGGTAGATTAGTTAACTTAGGTTGTGCAACAGGACATCCATCTTTTGTTATGTCTTGTTCTTTTACAAATCAAGTTTTAGCGCAATTAGATTTATGGAAAAATAAAGATATTTATGAAAAAAAAGTGTATAAATTGTCAAGAAAATTAGATGAAGAAGTTGCCCGTTTGCATTTAGAAAAATTAGGAGCAAAATTAACAGTATTAACAACAGAACAAAGCAAATATATTAATGTTAGTAAGGATGGTCCTTATAAACTAGAAACATACAAATATTAAACAATATTTTAAAAAATATTAGATAGATTATGATATACCTTTTTATAAAAATACAATGAAATATAATAATGTCAAAATAACACCACAATATGCTTTATTATTGGCATACATTTTTTTATTTTTAGTAATAATTTATTTTTTTTCATTAAAATATTTATCAAATAATAATTATTTTAAATGGGGTCCTCCAATTAAAATATTTCAAATAGAAATTAATAATTATAATGAATTTAATATATTATTATTTATTTATTTTGTAAATGAAATTATAAATTCATTGCTTTCTGCAGTAGTATATTCATGGATAATAAATTGTATTCAAGACCCAAAATCAAAAAATACATTTTATTCAAAAAATAAATCATTATTTTTGATTATTTTATTTACATTTTATTCTCAATTAAATTTAATTTTTGTTATTAATGGCAGTTTTTCTCAAATATCTGTTTTTGTTGCTACTTTATCTGGTGGATTAATTACATCTTTATATATTAATTCAAATTATATAAATAGAATTCATAATAAATCAGGTTCAGAAACACTTATATTTAATGAAATTGTTTAATTTAAAACAATTAATGAATATATATATATATATATATATTCATGAAAAATATTAACACATTAATAGATATGTTTGAAAAAAAAATAGTAGTATTAGATGGTGCAATGGGAACTATGATACAGAAATATGATTTAATTGAGGAAGATTTTCATGGTAATTTATATAATGAAAAACATAAAGAAAATAATATTTTACTAAAAGGTAATAATGATTTACTTTCTATTACTCGTCCAGATATAATAAAGGAAATTCATAAAAAATATTTAGAATCTGGAAGTGATATTATAGAAACAAATACATTTAGTGGAACTACTATAGCACAACTTGATTACTTAATGGAAGATCAGGTATATAATATTAATTATGAGTCGGCAAAAATAGCAAAAGAGTTATGTATAGAATACACAAAAAAAACTCCTGATAAACCCAGATTTGTTGCTGGTGCAATAGGACCTACAAATAGAACTTTATCAATATCACCTGACGTTGAAAGAGCTGAATTTAGAAATATTACTTGGGATGAATTGGTTAATGCATATTATGAACAAGTATCTGCTTTAGTTGACGGAGGAGTTGATATTTTATTAATAGAAACTATATTTGATACTTTAAATGCTAAAGCAGCCATTTATGCGTGTTTAGAATATTTTCAAAAGAAGAATATCAAACTACCAATTATTATATCTGGAACTATAACAGATCAAAGTGGTAGAACATTATCAGGACAAACAGTAGAAGCATTTTATGCATCTGTTAGACATTGTAATCCAATTTGCATAGGTTTAAATTGTGCATTAGGAGCAAAAGATATGATTAAACATATAAGAAAATTATCTAAAATAGCAGAATGTTATGTTCATGCTTATCCTAACGCTGGATTGCCAAATGCTATGGGCGAATATGATGAAACCCCTGAAATGATGAAAGATATTTTAAAAGATTTTTTTAAAGAAAATTTATTAAATATGGTAGGGGGTTGTTGTGGTTCAACAGATAACCATATTAAATCGATATATAATGAATCAAAATTATATAACTCAATCCGAAAACCTATTGAAAAATGTAAATATACTAGGTTATCAGGGTTAGAAGATTTACTTTTAACACCTGAATTAAATTTTATAAACATAGGCGAACGATGTAATGTAGCAGGATCAAGAAGATTTAAAAAATTAATAATGAAAAAAAATTATACAAAAGCCTTAGATATAGCTAGTGATCAAGTAGAAAATGGAGCACAGATATTAGATATAAATATGGATGATGGTATGTTAGACAGTGAAAAATGTATGACTACCTTCTGTAATCTTGTTGCATCTGATCCTAACATATGTAAAATTCCAATTATGATAGATAGTTCTAAATTTGAAGTAATATTAGCAGGTTTAAAATGTTTACAAGGTAGTTGTATTGTTAATTCTTTAAGTTTAAAAGAAGGAGAAGATGAATTTATAAAAAAGGCACATATTATTAAAAAATTTGGAGCAAGTATAGTTATAATGGCTTTTGATGAAAATGGTCAAGCCGCTGAAAAACAAGATAAAATTAATATCTGTTACAGAAGTTATAAAATATTAGTAGAAAAGGTTGGTTTTGAACCTTGTAAAATTATTTTTGATCCAAATATATTAACAATTGCAACTGGTATGGAAGAACATAATAATTATGCTGTAAATTTTATAGAAGCAACAATGGAAATTAAAAAATTAATGCCACTAGTTCATATAAGTGGTGGATTATCTAATCTTTCATTTTCATTTAGAGGCTTAAATTTACTAAGAGAACAAATGAACTCCGTTTTTTTATATCACGCTATTAAGGTCGGTATGGATATGGCTATTGTTAATGCAGGTGCATTGCCTATATATGATGATATACCAAAAGATATTAGAGAATTATTAGAAAATTGTATTTTAAATACTGATAATACTACTACAGAAAAATTATTAGAGTATGCTGAAAAAGAAAGAAATAATAAAACAAATAATGTCAAACACGTTGACAAAATTATTCAATCTTGGAGGAAAGGAACAATTGAAGAAAGAATAGTGCATTCTTTAATAAAAGGTATTGATAAATTTATAATTGAAGATACAGAAGAAGCTAGATTATTCTATAAAGAACCCTTAAAAGTAATAGAAGGTCCTTTAATGAAAGGAATGGATATAGTTGGAGATTATTTTGGGTCAGGTAAAATGTTTTTACCTCAAGTAATTAAAAGTGCTAGAGTAATGAAAAAATCTACCGGTTATTTATTACCTTTTATGAAAAAAGAAGATGAAAAGTTATCAACTGCCGCAACTATTTTAATGGCAACTGTAAAAGGAGATGTTCATGACATTGGTAAAAATATTGTTGGAGTAGTGTTAAGTTGTAATAACTTTAAAGTAATTGATTTAGGTGTTATGGTAACACCTGAAAAAATACTAGATGAAGCAAAAAAAAATAATGTTGATATAATTGGGTTAAGTGGTCTTATAACACCATCATTAGATGAAATGGTTTATCTTGCAAAACAATTGGAATTAAATAATTTTAACATACCTCTTTTAATTGGAGGTGCAACTACATCACAAGAACATACTGCAATTAAAATATCACCAGAATATAGTAGTCCTGTAATACATGTTTTAGATGCAGCAAGAAGTGTTCCAGTTGTTAGTAAACTAATAGATAAAAACAATAAAGATGATTTTGTTAATGAAATTACTGAAGTATACGATGAAATAAGAGAAGATTATTATGAAAATTTAACAGAATTAAAATATGTTTCATTAGATGAAGCGAGAAAAAATAAACTGATTTTAAATAATTATAAAATAAATACTCCAATATTTTTAGGAAATAAAACTTTAAATAATATATCATTAGAAAAAATAAGAAAATATATAGACTGGGGACCTTTCTTTCAGGTATGGCAGTTAAGAGGAAAATATCCAAATAAGGGTTATCCAAATATATTCAATGATAAAGACGTTGGTAAACAAGCAAAAAAAGTTTACGATGAAGCAAATAAATATATTGATTATATTATTAAAAATAATATTTTAAAACCATCTGCGGTTTTTGGATTTTATAAAGCAAATACTATAAATGATGATATTATCATTTATAATGAAAAAAATGAAAAAATTAATACTTTTTATGGATTAAGACAGCAAAATACAAGATTTGGAAAAAAAAATTACATATGTATGAGTGATTTTGTTAAAGAAAAAAGTGAAAACGTGCAAGATTATATAGGTTTATTTGCAGTTACATCTGGAGATATAGAAAAAGAAAAACAAAAATTAAAAGATTGTAATGATGATTATAATTTAATTATGTTAGATGCAATTGCTGATAGATTTGCTGAAGCACTAACTGAGATGCTCCATCACGATATTAGAACAGAATATTGGTGTTATGAGAAAAAAACAAATCTTAATATTAGTGAATTAATTAATATGAAATATGATGGTATAAGACCTGCACCTGGTTATCCCGTTCAACCTGATCATACGGAGAAAAAACAGATTTGGGATTTACTAAATGTTGAAAAATCAATTAATATTAAACTAACAGAAAGTTTTTCAATGTTTCCAACTGCTAGTGTTTGTGGTCTATTATTTTCTCATCCAGAATCAAAATATTTTTCAGTAAATAAAATACAAAAAGATCAAGTTGAAGATTATAGTAAAAGAAAAAATCAATCAATTGAAATAACAGAAAAATGGTTAGGTCCTATTTTAGGCTATTATTAGTAAATTTTTTAAATCACTTAAATTTAAATTTGTAAAAAATGTAATAGGATAACCATGATACCCATATTCAGGATGTAATACCATTCCACAACAACCTAGTTTTTCATTATCATATTTTAATAGATATTTTAGTCCATTTATTTCATTATATATGCAGTTTGTTTTTTCACCAAATAAACAATTTCCTGTATGTGGATCGCTTACATCAATCCATAAATTTTTTTTTTCTACTATTTGTTTTATTTTTTTTTTAAACTTTATAAAATTTTCATTTA